CTTCTATTCTGATGTATAACTCACATTACATCATAGTTGACATTAAACTAGCAATTTGGTGGACCTGATTTGCAAATGTTGCACCACGCTTTGCATAAGACATGGTTTTACCTAACATTTCTGAAATTAATTTGCCAACATGTTTAGGATTTTCATGTGTGGCTTTCATATGTTTCATTTTCTCTAGAGCCAACCGATAGGCGGTTGCAGAAACATTTGAACTTCCAATTGGGAAGTTAGTATTCTTTGTGGTAAATTCAAAGTTTGTACCAAATGTCCATCTTGCATTTCTACCAGCTAGAACACCTACATTGGCCATAACCATTAAATAATCAGTGGGAGGCGTTATTGGATACCAACTATCTATCATATCTCCTGCACTATTGACTTGATGATAAGACTTCAGTTCGAAGTCTTTTGCATCAGCAACTCTTCTCCAACGATGGAGACCATTGAGTATGCCGTCACGATCTGAACCTTGTATAGAACCAAGGACATCTGGATCATCAAAGTCCAACCACCACTGATTAGTATGTAATTGAGCAGAAATCATTTCTCCTGCACGATCGTCTGGAGCAGATCGATTTGTATAAAGAACCTTTTGACCTAAGCATCTATAAGAATCCATTGAGGATCTCATGGATTGAAAACCTTGTATAGGTAAATGACAGTAAACAGGACCAGAAGAAGAAGCTCTTGTTTCCTTTAAATTGGAAATTCTAATATATGAGGAATCACTAGCATCACCAGCACCATTGGTTTGAGCCCACAAACAATAATAACCATTGTCTGTGATAGTAAAATCAACAGAACCAGTTGCTGTTTTAGATGCCAGTCCAACAGAATAGTTTATAGAGTGACCATCAAACCTGTCAATAGTAAATTCTACACCTTCATCAACACCGAAAGTGAAACTGACAGTGACATCAAAAGTAATATGTGAACCTGAATCAACCCAGATCCATCTAGCTTGATCACCTCTATTACCGTTCAATGTTCCTCCATACATATTTGGACCATGAATTTCATTAGCACCAGTACTAGTACCAAGAATAAAAGGAATAGGAACTTTATCAGTGGCAGCAATATCACCATAATCTATATCATGTGTAGCTGAACCATTTACGAAAGAAAAGGTATATTCATATGCAGGCACAGTGCCCTCGTATTTATGAATGACCCATCTTTCAACTGAAGGAAACAACACAGCAAACAAATGGTCTGCTGAAAGATTTGAAGTATCCCATTTACAATCTATTGAGATCCACGGTGAAGAAATAGCAGTTTCTTCAGAAGTATATTCACTTGCATATCTGACAAATTGAGAGCCGGAGGGATCAACAAAGGATAAAACGATAGCATCTACAAGGGATAACGCTTGACCAACACCAGAAACAGTATCCAATTGCTTAGACATTCTAGGTTTTCTTCTGTTTCCATTTCTTCTTCCTTTCCTTGGTCTAGTTGTCGTTTTAACAACAACAACTTTAGGTTTGGAATTAGATTTTCTGCCACCTTTAACGATTTTACGGACTTTGCGACTGATCTTTCTTTCCACTGCTCTCTCAATCTTGTTTTCCTCGTTCTTTGAGATCTTATTTGTGGGACCAGGGTTTTGTTCAACACCACCAATCATGAGTTGAATACGAATAAACTCCTTACAGTTAACACATCTACATTCTACTGCCATAGCAAGTTCATCAGAATCACTAAAATAGTTATGACGAAGGACAGTAGGTTTGAAATTATCATAATAGTTTGGAAGAAAACCATCATTTGTAGAAGTATATACGAATTTTCGGGGTTCATCCTTATAGAAATAAGCTGGAGCCAAAATACGATTAAGATCCATATTACTGGAGTAAACAGGTTGGTTGAACTGGGGTTCTTTTGCAAGAATTTCAAGCATTCTAGCACGTAATGCTTCACCAGTAGGAGCGTCAGAAGCAGGAGGTCTAATAAGAGATTCTTGAGAAATGGAGAATGGAGTATTTGCCTCAACGATGGGACCTGGATTTTGTTCGACACCACCGATCTGCAAAAGAGCACTGATCAATTGAGATGATATAGGACCTTCGTCCTGAGTAGACTTCAGAAGTACATTCAGGGCTTTTGATCTTTTATCATTGTGTGAGATCTTTGCTACTAAAGCACGATTTTTCTCTTCGAGCTCATTGATATAGTTTGCTCGAGAACGAAGATCGCTCTTAAGCAATTCATTATCACGGCGAAGATCTGCGGAATCAAGTTTCAATTGTTTAAGATCATTTTGAATTGAGTCAAATTTAGGACCCAGTCTAGATAATTCAGATTTGTAGACTTCAACTTGATTCTTATAGGTGAGAGCATCCTCAACGGCACGCTCATAATTAGTTTTCCAGGTAAGTTTCTCCTCATTAGCATCTTTCAATTGCTGTTGAAGCTTTGGAACGTCAATTAATTGTGGGCTAACAAGTTCTGGTTCTTTTGTTTCAGAACCAAGTTTTCTAGCAACTTCAGGACAAGTTAAAAGATAATAGTAAGCACATTGCTCTGCATCAAGCTTAGTACGAGCACCACGAAAGACATGCTGGATTCCGTTAAGAGTAAAAGAAGAAGTAAATCTTCTTTGATGATCAGCACCAGTAGACACAATGCTAATCGATGGAAGACTGAACCCAACAGGTAAAAGACGTTTGGCTGAAGCTTCAAGTAAAACTCCTTTAGCGTTGTTAACGAGAGGGATGGCGTAATTGTGATAAACAGTGTTTCCTTCCCTTCTTGAGTTATCAGTTGGAGTATCAACAGTGAAGTTGTTATTATTCCCATCAGAAACATAATTACCGAAAGTTGAATCACTGATAGAGGCATTTGCAAGAGATTTCAATGTATTCATCGCACAATGAATTTGTTGAAAGAATGAACGAAAGATGTTGGTTGTGGGTGTGTGAAGTGCAGATATGAAAATTTACACCACTAAGAGCGTGAGTTGCCTTGGTAACCAACAATTTTAAACCCAAGGCAACATTACGTAACAACTAAACATCTGCACCAAATCGCACTCCAGAATCATGTCCCGGAGCGCTTATTGGAATTAAACATTGATCTTGTCTAACGATCATCATTTCAAAGAATTGTTCTTTATTAATGTGAGACCATGAAACAATAGCATGCCACATTCCTTCAGCAATTTCAAATGGAATTTGCTTTTGAAAGGCAGTAGCACCAATAGTATCATTTATACCTAGTTGAGCAACAACTTTAACAAAATCTCTCAAACTTTCTTGATATTTTGTAAAATCTTCATAAGATCTATGTCTTTTAGCACATATTTTATTTAATCTACGGTATAAATTTGGAAATAGACCACGATCAGTGAGTAATAATCCACAAAATTCAGCAACAGGGGCAATGACTGCACGCATTTTCAAGCCAACATGTTTATATATATCTTCTATTCTTTCATCAGAAGTTTCACATTTGACCCCAACATTTACAGCATCATCACCTTTATACATTAACACTTGTGGACCATGAACTTCAACTAAATGAAATTCGCATAGTTTAGTTAACACACCATTTTCATGTAGAGTAAGTGGTTGACCAGATGTCTTAGAGTCGGTTTGGGAAATAAAACTCTCTCCGATCAATTTAGCTTTATCGCAGAGAGAAAAATACCAATCAACAAACCATTGACTAACACCTAGTTCATAATAATATTGCTTACTCAAATTTCGACTCTTAGGTCCTTGAGATGCATCAAACATTTCAGAGTCAACCAAATGTTTGACTAATGGCTGACCATTAAATTTGGTCGTAATTTCTGCAATAACCTGTTTCATGAACAAGTCTTCAGATTTAGCATTGTCAGTTATACAGCGATAATCACCAGATGTTTCATCTGTCCAATCGTCTAACAATTGCAGAAATCTGGTATGAAAAGCTATCATGGAAGTCAATTGAACATTCCAAGCTGAGATACCTTGACCAACTTTCCACATAGAACCATCCTTAAAATCAACAGCTGGTTTAAAAATCTCTTTTAAATGAAATCTAATATCTCGAGCATTTGTTTCACCACCGCCATTCATACTGCCTACCCATTGTTCATAGTACTTCTTTAGCTTGATATCTTCAGCAAATTTCTCAACAACAGCAGAAAATTGTTCTTCGTCAATTTTTCCTTCCTTCAGCATCTTAATTTTTGCTTGACACTTAAATTTAAGGAAGAAACGTTTTGCTAGATCACGGTTAAAATTTTCATCTTCAACTGTAGGCTGTTTCTTACTATGATTTGGATCATAACGTTTGACTAAAACTGCCATTGTTTGATTCCAGTTACCACGTGAGAAATGTAATCCATTTCCCAAAGAAGCACTCATATAAGTTTGCTTAGGTGCAACTGGATTTCCTCTTTGATTTACTGGTGTCATAACACTATCCATATAGACAGTACTTTTCTGACCACCACCATCAGAAGGAACAACTTGACTTTCTAATTCATTCATAGCATTGGTTTGCAAATGTGGTGAAAATAAGAACGGATTAAAATAGGTTTCAGACATTAAATGTGAATCAAATGGAGGATGTTCAACAGGTTCATAATGTTTGGGATCATCTGGAACGATAGCAGCTCCAAAAGGAACTACCTTTTCTTCAGGATATTGACCCAAAGTTTGTATATGTTGAGTCCAAGAATGATCAGCACCGTTTTCGATGGTTTCAGAATGTGTTCCTGGCTTTCTTAAATAATCATTAGAAGATATATCAGCAGTAGCTTCAAAAGCTTTGTATTCATGATGTTCTTGACTGGACATTTTGTCATGTATACTGTTTAGAACTTGATAATTTCTTGGGAACATTTGTGCAAACAACTGGACAGTTTCACGGACTGTCGGTAAAAATTCATATGTTTGATCAACGAAATTTTTAATTGGAAGATCACGATTCAAATCAGAAGAAATATTAGCCTGAAATTTATTGGCAGTAGGTAAATCTATAGATTTATAACCAAATAACAATTTCAACATGTAAAGATCTCTGGCACAATCTCCGCACATTATAGAATCAACTTCAGAGATATAATGTGGTCGTCCTCTAACCGTAGCGTTTTGCCATAAATTCTCATTTTCAATATGAGGAACAGAATACATCTTGCTTTTATATGGATTTGAAAAATCATGATCATTTCGTTTGACCCAAAGACGCATTTCGGCACTGCTACAATACCTCCAAGCTTGGAAATATAGATCACCATCGAGATAATAAAATCTTTCTTCATTATATGGCAGTCTAAATTTCAACAAAGCTTCATCAGGTTGTAAATCATGAACAGCACATTCCTGAATATGCATGTCATCAACAACAGCGGACTCAAATTCTTCGTTCAACATAGTATTGTGGTCACCGCTCCTAATATCAGAAATTAAAAACAGATTGGAAAATTTTTGATCCCTAGAAAAAGCTAAAACTTCTTGACCCGTTTGATAATCGTATAAACTTGGCCAATATGTGACATTACTATATCTAGTTAAATCAAACTTCGGTTTAGCAGGATCAATAACCAACCAGTGAACATATGTATACAATTCGAAGAATATAGGCAAGTGATCACCAGGACATCCACCAAGATAAACTATTAAAGGTTTCTTCTTAGTACCAGCCAATGAAACAAACCTAACTTCAGATATTAATAGTTTCCTCTGACCGTCATGAACTCCATGAAGTTTTAAATCTTCAGGAGTGGATTTATCTCCCACTATTTCAGCTTTATAATTAGGATAACCATAAAATATATCAAGATCCAAATTCATATGCTGACAATGCAACGTAGAATTTAAAATCTTAGACATCAACGGACTAGTCTCAGAAGCTGGATAAGTTTTCTTGTAATTCAAGTTTAAAACACGAGATTCATGATCTGCTACAGTATCAACCACAGGTTTATTATTGGCCAAAATTTTTGAAACATTAAATGGGTTAAAATCTCTAAAGAACTTAACAACATAATCTGAAGTATACTTTTCAATTTCAAGATAATCATGTATAATAGCTTTGGCTGGACCTGAATCATCCGTATAAACAACCAAAGAATTACTATGTCTACTCATAGCAACAATCTGCATGGCAGGTAAAGACCCAACCATAGCATCGTGC